AACTTCAACTCTTGTACCGAAATGCTTGAGTGCTTCCTCAAAGCAATTCAATTCCTCATACATTTTAGCATAACCTCAACGTTTTTTCTTTTCCTCTTTGGGTTTGTATCCCCAAAGTTTAGGTTTGATTGTTCCCTTTGTCCATGAGAACTTCACAAAACCCTTTCCAAACTTATCATAGTACATATCAAAAAGTTTGACTTCTTTTTGAGTTCTGGTGATATCATAAAAAGTCTCACCGTCAATTTGATACTCTACTAGGAATGCATCCGTAGGAAGACTTTTATCGTTAGCATCAGATGGACTACAATCTGTCATTAAGATTGTACATCCGTATCTCTGTTTAGTTAGAGATTTTTCTTCCTCGGTCCAAGTCATGAAATCAGGTGCGATTTCCCCATACGATGTCCTCGAAGGCTTCGGCAACAACGTTTCTTGTGATTCGATATTTTTTTCCAATTTCTTTATCCTTTACTAAACATAGAAGTTCTGCCTCCTCTTTATGCAGAGACTCAAGTAATTCAATGAACAAGGCTTCACGTCTGGTACGAGTGAGATCTACGTTTCCACCCTCAACGAAATTATAGAACATTCGTTGTTGACTGACAAGTCTGGAGACTCCATCACCAATTGGTTTGTCGCTAGGTGTATATGGCACATCACCTTCTGGGATGGCACTCTTAATAGACTCATCAAAATTCCAAATGAGAAGAGAAACCAAAGCGGGATTACGATACTCTTTCAGTAAGTTAATCTTAGCCGCTTTGGTTTTTGCGCTGGATACAGCTTGTAAAATTTCAGATTGTAGTGGATTGGGTGGTAATTTTTTTGCCATAATTAAACTCCAAGTTTAGTCATAATCTTCTTCGTCGTCAATAAATCCGTTTTCAAAGCGGAATGCGATTAGTTGATCAGGAAGGACTCCTCCATCTTCGTCGTACATTTCTGGGTGCAACCCCTGAGGAACATTGAATGATATTACGTTCTCTCTTACAATCCATCCAACAATAGATCCCGTAAGAAAGGCACCGATCATAAGGAATGATCCTAAAACAAGTGAAACTGCTAACATGGTTCCTCTCCTAGACTTTCTGTTTTCTTACATCAAAAGAAAACTTGAACTTAATCGATAATTCTTTTTTAAAAAATCTGAACTTCTGTGCAAAGTCCAGATCAAGTAACTGCTTTGGTTTTTTGACTCCGTTAAGAATTAGTTCTACGCCTCTATTTATAGGGATTTCAGAGGATTTTTTGCTCTCTGAGGTATCTGATGGTTTCACTGCAGCCCCCTATTTTTGTTTTTTCTGTGGTCACTTGAGGGAATGTGCTACCCTCCCCAAATTCGTCATAAAATTGTTCTTTGGTGTAATCTACATCAAGAGTATAGATCACGTAACGTTGTTCTGTCAAGTCAAACAGATCTTTGACTTTACTGCAATATGGGCAATTGTTCTTTGAATAGACGGTAAAAGTCATTTAGAAAGTTAACCTCTATGAATGATATATAGTAAGAATTACTATTTGAATTTTAGCAGGAAAGATGAGTATTATCAAATTTAGAGACAAAAAGATTCATCATGTCCACATTCCAAGATGTGCTGGTAAATTCATTGCAAATTTAATGATTGTGCATAGAATTGAAGTTCTGCAATTTGAAGTCCAACACTGGCCACCACATTCAGAATTCACAACTTTTGAACTTGAGGATGAAAGCTGTCTACAATTCCAATGGGAAGCACACAAAGGTGTTAGAATCAAAACAGCACATAAAGAAATCTACCAAAGTATGGAGGAATTTGATAATTGCACCCACAGATTTGCTGTAATTAGAGATCCATATCAAAGATTCATCTCAGCTCTTGGCATGATATGCTGCAGTCCTTCAAACGATTATGATTTGCATAAAGTTCTTGACCTGATTAAAACCAAAGAAGGATTTGACAAGTTCATGCATTTGGCAAGAACTAAGTTTGCTTATGAGGAAAATTGGTTAACACCACAACATGAGTTTCTAGTTGGAGATGAACTAATCTGGAAATTTGAAGATGGTTTTGGACAAAATTTTGCTGATTGGTTCAAAGAAAACTTTGATATTCCCTTAGTTTTAGAATCTCATGGAGAACCTGTTGTTGATATTTTACAAATTGAATCTAGTGATATAGGATACCTCAAAAGAGAAGAAGAAATGAAAACTGCTAAAATTCCAGAATCTCTTGAAGGATTTGTAAGAGAATATTATGCAAAAGACTATGAACTTCTAGGTTATTGAAGATCTAAAGGTTTCTGATTACTGTGGGGTAGGGATTGCTGAATTTGCAATTCTTGCCCCTCTATTTTTATGGTAGCTGGTTCTAATTCTCTCTCTTCCCAAGAACCACCAACACCACCGTCCATGTTCACAACAATTTCATTAGTTGGAAGTGCTGGTTGTGGAGTAACATCAACGGTCTGACCATAGAGATAATGATCGTTACGAACATAAGTTAAAAGATGTGGTCGGTTAGACACAATCCTTTGTGCATCCATTTCCCATCCACAGTCGCAGTATTTTTTTCCAGTATCTTTCCAGATTACTGAATACCAGACTCTATCAACATAAGCGTTTCCATTAGACATAATCGTTATTTGTAAATAATGTTGTTTCCATATACCAATGAATCCATATTGGTATTAAAGAAGAGATCGTATGCGTCTCCCTTTCTAGCTGCAATTGGTTTTCCACCCTTGTTCAAAGACGTATTCAATAGCATTGGAATTCCAGTAATTTTTTGGAACTCTTTTATTAATTTATAATAGGCACCATTTGATTCATTTACAGTTTGTGCCCTACATGTGCCATCAAAGTGTGCAATAGCAGGATACTTTTCTGGTTCAAGAAGATCCATAACAAAAAGCATATATTCTGATGGACCCTCCCAATCAAAATAATTTGATACTTCCTCTTCTAATACTGATGCACCAAATGGTCTATACCATTCTCGATTTTTGACTCTTTCATTAATCCAGTCTTTTCCGTCAGGATGACAAGGATTCATCAAAATACTTCTATGTCCTAATGCTCTAGGTCCAATTTCACCATGACCCTGATACCAACCAACAATATTATTACTTGCTAAGTTTTCAGCAACCTCTCTAATGGTTTCGTCAGTTGGTTCATTTGGTGGAGCCTCATCATCTTGCCAAAAAGGAAATCCAGTGTTATCAAATGGTTCCTGCTCATATTGTTGTCTCAATAGTTCAACACAACCCAGACTGATTCCAACATCGTTAGTGTGTGGTGGAATTACTAAATTAGGAATCTTTTTCTTAATCTTGGAGTTTATGACAGTGTTTAGAGCGACTCCTCCACTATACCCAACACAATCTTCGGATTTAAGATCATATGTGCAATCAGCAAAATAATTTGCGAATATATTTTCAGTCGCTTGGTGTGCAACAGAAACAACATCTACTGCATCTTCAAAATCATATTTGTGGAAACATCCAGTTCCCCAAACATGCTCAAGATCAAATATTGAAAGTTGTGATAAAACATCAATAATTCTCTGTCGCTTTTCTGCGTCGTAGCTACGATCGTAGTGATCAACTATACCCCTCAACGCCATTAATTTACCTGGCAAATCATCCATAATGCCAGAAATACCCATCGCCCTGGCAACTTCTGCCATAATAACACCCAAACTTGTCAGTTCATGATCATGATATGATTTGTCTTTGATATATGAATATCCATGCTTTGTTTCTGTAATGGTATATCTAGAGTGAGTTACATAATCATCACCAAACCCATCAAAAACTAGATGATGTTTAATATTTTTATTCAGAGGCCATAAACTGAGTGCATGTGCCAGATGATGTTCAACTCTCCAAATCGGACATTTAAATCCACACTCAGTCAATACTGGTATATCCATTTTCTCAGCCAACATGTCATAATTTGGATTGAGTTCTGGATGCGTTTGTGGATCAAATGAAATACCGATAGCATCAATATCCTTACGATCTACTCCCCATCTGTCTAGAACATAGACCCAAGATGTTAAGTCAAAATCATATCCAAAGTGCTTTATTTGCAAATCTCTTGCAATTTCACAATATTTGATCTTAGGACCATCTGTATATGTTACATTAGCACCGTGTGTATCTAATCGCAATCCAACGAATTTCATTTTTCACTGTCTTTCAGAACTTTTACTTTATCAAAAAATTGTGGAAATATGACCAGTCTGGGACTAGATCTGCCTTCTTTTCCTGGCAACTTTATTGTGATATATTGAGTATGTATGAAGTCAACCGTACCGTAATCACCGTCATACTCGACCTCCATTCCCTCACTGAACATTGGTAAGATCATTGATAAACGCCCACTCTTCTGGTTCAGCACCATTCACAACAAACTCTTTGAAGAAACTATCAGCATCTTTGGGACGCTCATCGTCAAATAGATCTGTGATGCGTTCACAGAAGTACTCTTCAACATTAGTGATGAGTTGTTCACGAAGTTGATCAGATGTCATAACCACGGCCCTCTAGGTAGATTTTGAGAATTGAAATTTCTTGCTTGTACTTTGTGATTTCCTCCTCTAGATGCTTGATGCGATCCAAGTGGAATTGAAGTTCTGGAGAAACTTCTTTCTCCTCTGTGATTCCCCATGTGCCGTTTGCCTCTGGACTATACCAGAAGTCTTTCCAGTCTTCGGGTGTTGCTTCAGTGATGTTGGGAGAAGTTTTCTTGACCCATCGAAGGAGGGCTTCATACCGCTCCCGCCAGATTTCAGAGTGATTCATGCCACCTCTGTGTACCCCCATATTATAGCACGAAAAAAAGCGGGTGCCAGACCCGCTTTAGAATTTATTCAATTTTTTTCTCATCTGAACAAAAGTTTCATTTCGCCATAGATGAGAGAAAGGAATGCTACTGAACCAAGGGATACGATCCCAGCGATTTGTAGTGCTTCCATGACGATCACTTAGCGTAAGAGTGACCGCGATAGCAGAAAGTTCCATGAACTTCTTCACCACCTTGCTGACACTCATACTTGACACCGCGATAGGTGGTCATAGCAATTTGAGCATCATGTAGTGCAGCTGCTTTCTGGATCTGCTTCTTGATGATAGTAAGTGTGTTCATTTGTCGTACCTGAATGAATGGAAAGTTAACCTTCTCACCTTTCGGTGGATCCGTTTTCCCGTTCCTTCAGTCGTTTGCGTCCCATCGACATTCAGGCACAGATTCCCTTACGGTTTCTACAAGTTCTACAACCACTGCTGGTGGTAGATCTTTATTTTTGCTGATCTTTAACATTAAAGTTTCAGCATCCTGACATGACAACGTTGAATACAGAAGTAATTCAAACATGGGATGAACGCTCCGTTCCGCGACTTACTTGCGTCCTCCCCGAGAGGAGGATGAACGTATGGTCATTATAGACCGCATAACATATTTAGTCAAGTACTTTTGTATCATGTGATACAGTTTATTCAAAATCTTTAGATTCTTCTTCCAATTCATCAATGATAGTTTTTTGTCCACTCAACTTCTGAATTGTATGAAGTGTTGATTTGCGATATTTCTTTAATTTTTTATATTTCTTGAGAAGACGAGTCATGTCTTCAATGGGGAGTTCTACATCTACTCCGTCAATATCAAATCCTTTTGTCATTTTTGAAAAACCCTACAGAGCGAAAAAAAGCCAGGGAATTTTTTCCCCGACTTTTTGGAATTAAAAGTCAATTTTGGTTTTGAACCGCTTTCCAATCATTATCAAAGATCTCTAGACCTTTGTCAGTTAGAATATGATCATACATCTGATCAAATACTTTTGGTGGCATCGTACAGATGTCAGCTCCATTATACCACGAACGAACAGCACGTTGAACGCTACGAATAGAAGCGGAAAGAACCTGAGTTCTCACACCATGAATACGATAGAGTTCAGAGATAGAACGAACAACCTCTAGGCCTGCCACAGATTGGTCGTCAAGGCGTCCCACAAAAGGTGAGACATATGTTGCACCAGCCTTTGCTGCTAGGATCGCCTGAGCGGCGCTGAAGATCAATGTGACGTTGACTTTGATATTCTGATCGGAGAGTGACTTACAGACTGCTAATCCTTCACGGGTGCAAGGAACCTTCACAGTGCATACATCACCAAATTTTTCATAAAGACGCTTGCCTTCACGATACATCTCACCCTCATCACCAACCACTTCCATACTGATATCAGTGATACCAATATCTTTGATCTCTTGGTAGACCTCTTCAGGATCACGACCACTCTTCATGATAAGAGTAGGGTTGGTAGTGACACCATCTACCAAACCAGTCTTGAAGTATTCGTTGATGATATTAGTGTCAGCTGTATCTAGAAAAATTTTCATATAATTGTGGGTGTATTTCATTTCAGAGATTTTAACATTAGTTACTGAATTCGTCAATGATGTCAAGCACATCATTTAAAGCTTTGTGAGCACCATCATGCCAGTCACCACTTTTATCATGATGCTGACCATTATATAATGATGTTTTCAGTTTATAGACTCTTGAAAGGATGTCTACTTTAGACAGTCGCGATCTAGGCATTGGCATTACTCTTCATCATAGTTAAGGACTTGTACAATCACATAACCAACTCCAATGAGGAGAATGATTATGGAAATAATTACACTCCATACAGGATCATTTGGATTCTCTAGTGGGCGGAGGAGGAGATTCATGTGATATATTCATTCTTATCCCCTGGTATCTAGGATTGTTCTTTACTTCTTCTGTACACATTATGCTGAATTCGTCACAACATTTACACCAGTCTTTCCTAGCATCTTGCGCCCCTAGAGCTTTTTTCTCCACAATCGCTCCCATACATGCCATAATTTGGCACATTCATCACTCTTCTTCTGCAGGTGTTCCTCTCGATACATGATTCTTTCCGAAAGGTTCCCAATGCTCCCATCCATATTTATGGACAAGGTGCATTCCTAAGATGGGAACAAATACTAATAGTATACCCATGACGCCTAAGCACCAGGGGGTTTGCATGATGTGTCTAACCAGGAGCTGAACGTGATTCATTTTGGAAATACTCGGGTAAAGGACATCCTTTGAACTTTTCTATCTCGTTAATAGACAACACAAACATAGTCACAAATCCAAGGCAAAAAGCAAACAACATCTGAGGAAAATTATAATTCCCCATGTAAGCAGTAGGATCAGGTTCATCATCATGTGGATGAAGATGTTTACTGATCTGTTCTATTCGTTTTTTCTTTTCCTTTTCTTTGTCATCCATTTTACCCTCGGTATCTACCTGGCCATGTTAACTGCATTCCAGCAATTAGCAATAGAATGAAAGGAAATACAAACAATACGGTCATGCTGGATAATCCCATTTAGTAATTGATTCTACTTGCTTCCAAGGTCCCCACGTAGAAGGCATATAGACGTAAGGAACAGTGCGAATCTGACATTGATCACCCTCACACAAAAGATCATCAACAATTCGCCAGGACTCCATCACTTCTTCTGAGTGGACAAAGTGGGACTGATCTCCGTTGATTGCATCATAGAGTAGTTTTTCATATCCGTCGATTGCTCTATCTTCTGGATAGGCGTGTGTGAGGGTAGCACGCTCAAGATTATCAGCAAGACCAGGGGACTTAATATCCATCCTAATATCCAGATGAGGATGAGGCTGAAGACGGATGACGATACGATCATTGATTTCGCCCTCATAGAGTCTTAATGGTGGTGCTTTTAGTTTGATAACAACCTCTACACATCCATAAGGCATGTGCTTTCCTGTCATGACGTTAAAAGGAACTCCTTCCCAACGCCAGTTGTCAACGAAAAGAGTACCAGCGAAATAGGTAGGAGTACCACTGTTAGGATCAACGCCCTCTTCATCACGGTAGCCATGATATTGTCCAAGAATAACTGTTGGTGACAGTCTAGTCGCTGCTAGCACTTTTGTCTTCTCTCTTCTGACTTCAGTTGCTGACATTCGGCATGGAGGTTCCATGGCAATCAATGCAAGAACCTGCAGAACATGATTTTGTAACATGTCTCTAACAGCACCAGCAGTTTCATAATATTGAGCTCTACCTTCACAACCAATAGTTTCAGTTGCAAAGATCTGAACTTCTTCTATGTACTGCCTGTTCCAAAGTGGTTCCAGTAAAATATTGCTAAAACGGGTGGCAAGGATGTTATTAACAGTATCTTTGCCAAGATAATGGTCAATGCGATAAACCTGTTTCTCGCGTAGATGTCTAGCAACCAAAGTTGATAGATGATCAGCAGATTTAAAATCGTGCCCAAAGGGTTTTTCGATAACCACTCTAGTTTTTTCTGGGTCATCTAAACATCCTGCCTCCTTTAGATTAGCAATTGCATCAGCATATCTTTCTGGTGGAACAGAAAGAAAGTAAGTCAGATCGTCAATGTAATCTGGCAAATGTCTAAGTGTATCCACCATAGACAAATCAGCACATTGATAATCTAAATGATTTAGAAAATCTTCAGGATAATCACCCAAAGATTCCTTCCACATTTCTGCTGTTGGCTCTCTTCTAGCAGAACCCATAATTAAAAAATTGTCTGGTAGAAGTTCTTTCTGCCAGAGTTTATAAAGTGCTGGAATAAGTTTTCTCTTGCATAGATCTCCAGTCGCACCGAAGATAACTATGCCCTTAGTGAGCGGTTCCGTTTCCATCGTAGTCGTCTGAGTCGTAGTAGTCATTTTCACCTTTTCGTATCCCGAAATATATCGTGGCCAGTACAAACGGTATTGAAATCCATGTGAGTGCATCAGAGAAGATCATTTCTTTCGTTCAGTCCGTGTTCTTTTAAATAATCAATCCACCATTGTAGTTTTTGTTTTCTCCAAACAGGAACTGGTAATCCCTGTTCAGAGTAGTATTCAAACAGAGCACTATCGATAGTCTGTGAGATCTCCATATTCCTCTTCATCTTTGTCAACGTCCTCATATGGGTTTGCCACGTAGGGTCCTCTTTTTCGTAAAGGTTCTTTTCTGACATAATCCGATTCGGTATTAATTGCAGATAACCAAACTGCCAATTTCATTACTATGTAGACTACTACTAGTGGTGTGAAGCATAACAGAAGGGTTATTTGATACTTCATCTTACGTCATGTCCTCCAAACATTGCTCGCATACCGTTCAATATTTTGAACGCGAAAGCCCCCAAACGACGAGATTCAAAACGCTCAAACAACGCCGTAGAAATGACAGGAGTGGGAACACCCAAATCGACAGCGGCATGAACAGTCCAGCGACCCTCACCGCTGTCGGAAACCCCTCCAGCGA